TGATACTGCTGCGAGCGCTGTCCAAAACTTTGTTACAAGGGGTATGGATATCGGAAATGCTACAAGCGAAGTTACTAAGTGGCTTGATGCTGTTTCATTTTACGGACCCGGAACTAACGAGGCTTTAGGTACCGTTACTGATGCGCTTGGTAAGATGATGTCAAAAGGCACAGTTGAAATGGAACAGCTGGATCGATTGACTGATGTAGGTATTAACGCTGTCGGTATTTATGCTCAGGCTACAGGTCAAAGTGCGAGTGCTGTTCAAAATGCTTTGAGCAAAGGTACTATCAGTTCGCAAAACTTTATTACAACTGTTTCTACGGCTTTTGAAGAGGGTACTAACGGTGTGTTGAAAATAGCAGGGTCGGCAAAAGGAGCAGCTACAACTTGGAGTGCTACATTTGATAATGCGAAAGCGGCGATTACAAGAGGACTTCAAAATTTTATAACCGAAGTAGATACGGCTGTTGAAAGCGTATTTGGTAAGGACCTTAAAACTATTGTTGCTGATTTTGGTAAAACTACAGAAACAACGCTTGGTAATTTGGGTACTTTAGCAGGTAATATAGTTACCATGGTCGGTCCTGCTTTTCAATCTTTCGATAGTTTTACAGAAAAAATCAGTGGAAGTATGGGAGCAATCATTCCTTTGTTTGTGGCAGGACTAACCGTATTCGGTTTATATAAAGGGGCAATTGCCGCAATAAATGGTTTAACCGCAATTCATTCGGCGGTAACAACTATCCAAGCATCTGTTCAAGCATGGCATAATAAAGAAACACAGAGAAATATAAAAAATATGATAAAAGGTGCAGGCGCTACAACAACAGATGCCGCCGCAAAAACAGCTGATGCCGCAGCAACAGAAGCTGCTGCAAGTGCACAATTTAGTTTGAACACAGCAATGCTTGCATGTCCTGCTCTTATTGTAGTAGGAGCAATAATGTTGATAATTGCAATAATTACAGCTCTTGTGGCAAGTTTTAACGGTTTTAAAACCGAAACTACAACAGGTTTGCAGAATTTGGCTGGCTCGGTCTTTGTCGTCGGCGCAGGCATTTATAATTTCATTATAGGAATTTTAAACGGTATTATTCAATTGCTGTATACGCTTTTTGTTAAGCCGATAGAGGATGTTATGAATTGGGTTTATAACATATTTACAGGTGGTTTTAACAGTACGCAGGATGCTTTTACTAATCTATTAGCAAAAATGCTTGGAGGTTTAGTAAGCTTTGCACAGGCATTTACAAGAATTTGGGACGATATTACAGGTCAAAATGTTACTGCGAAACTTGACACTGCAAGGGCATCTTTTGAAAAGATTGGTGGAAATGAATACTATACTAAAAAATTTGATTTTGCGCCTAAAGGTATCAATCGAAAAAGCTATAAAGATGCTTATGGCAAAGGTTTAGCATTTGCTAATAAAATGAAATCTAAACTTGTTGTTGATACAAACAATAAAGATTTAGCTGATTTGCTTAATAAAATTTCAAATTCAACTGCTTCTACGGCAGACAGCGCATCAAGTATAAGCGATTCGGTGGCCGCTACAAGCGAAAACATTGAATACTTAAAGGATATGGCAGAAGAACAGATTATAAATCGCTATACTAACTCTGTTAATGTAGAAATGATAAATCATAACAACATAAGTAACGACCTTGATATTGACGATGTGACAGAGCATTTGAGAAGTACGATTGAGCAGGGTCTTAACTCTAATGCCGGAGGTAATCACTAAAATGTATTTAATGCAACTTGATGAATTTGTTTTTCCGATTACACCAAGCAAAATAACTCAAACAATGAAAAGTAATAATGAAACTGTCACCCTTATTAACGAGGGTGAAGTTTCTTACTGTAAATCGCCGAGTTTAATAGAGTTTAACATTAGTGACCTTATATTGCCACGATATAACTATCCTTTTGCGGCTGTTGGTAAATCAGGCACACCTGAAGCTTATGTTGAACAGCTTAGGGCGTATCAAACGGCTAAAAAGGTTGTTGCTTTTACGATTACAAGAAAATCGCCTAACGGTGCTACTGATAGCAATTACGAAAGCAAAAGCTATAAGGTTACTGTTGAAAATATCGAGGTAACCGAGGATGCTAAAGACCTTGGTACTGATGTATCAATAAATTTGACACTCAAAGAGTATAAAACTTGGGGCGCTAAAAGGCTAACGGCCAAGCCGCCTAAAACGGTTAAGACCAAAAAGAATGATACACTTTCAAGCCTTGCAAAAAAGTATTTCGGCGATACAGCAAAATGGAAAACAATTTACAATCTTAATAAAAAGACTGTTAAAAATTCCAAAAAGAAGCTACTTAAAAAGCTGAAAACCAATAAGGATAGGAAAAAAGCAAAATTGCTTCCCGGTCAAACGCTTAAGCTCAAAAAGACAACCAAGAAGAAAAGGAGATAATCTATTATGGCGAATACAGGACTATTCGGACAGACAATGAATTTTGATACCTTTGTTTCTACATTTCTTGGCAAAGCAACTGATTATGACAGGGCTTACGGCGTTCAATGTGTCGATTTGATTTTGCTGTATATCGAAAAATGTATCACAGGTAAAAGCGCAGGCTTTAAAGGAAATGCTAAAGAGTGGTGGACTAATCGCAACACTTCAAATTGGCTGAAAAGTAATTTTGATTTTATAACTCCAACTTATAAAAAGGATAATGAAGTCCAAAAAGGTGACATAGGTGTTAAAACATCAGGCGGTGGCGGAAACGGTCATATCTTTATTATTGCAGGTGGCAATTCAAACGGTCGTTTCACTTATTACGACCAAAATGGAACAGGCAAGCACGATAAAATGTCTATCCGTATGGGTATTCCGTATAACAAGAATACTATTAACGGTATTCTTCGCCCAAAAAATCAAAGCAAATTAGGCAACTCGATACCTAATATAAAGTCCAATAAGAATGGTAGTTCTACGAGCAATGGAAGCATAACAGGCGGCGGTACTGCTGCAAGCAGCGGTACGAAAAATAATCAAAGCTCAACAACAAAAGATACTTCGGCAGAAGAAATTAAGTATTTAAAAAAAATACTGAAAAATAAAACCAAAGTATCAACGGCAGTTAAGAACGTCACCATTACTGATACTAATAAGCAAAACCGTACATATGTTCAAACCGTTTGGCGGCATTTTACTACTACCCAAGGCTCATATATTGATAGGTATGTTCCTGTTAAAGAGGGCGCTAAAATTACTTGGGAAAGAAAAGGCACACCGGGGCAATTTAATTTTGAGATTGTTTATGACGATAACCACAAATATAACATTCAAGAGGGCGACTGTATTATTGTTTCTCTTTGCAAAAGTGACGGAACTGACCCGAAAACAATGTTTGTAGGATATGTTTTTACAAAGAAAATCTCAAAAGACCGCATATACAGCTATGTTGCTTATGACCAACTGCGTTATCTGAAAAATAAGGACTTCCTTATATACAAAAAGAAAACGGCATCGCAGGTCATTAAAACGGTGGCTAAGCGAATGAATTTGAAATACGGCTCAATAGCAGATACAAAATATAAAATGTCTGCTATTGAAGAGGGTTCGGAGTGCTTTGATATTATTCAGGATGCTCTCGATAACACTATGCTCGAAAAAAGTCAAATATATGTGCTTTATGATAATTGTGGTAAATTGACATTGAAGAACATAAGCAATATGAAAAGGAATAGTTGCGTAGTTGATGTTGAAACGGCGCAGGATTATTCACTTGAAACCTCGATTGACAGCAATACCTATAATCGAGTGAAAATCGTTTATGAAAAAACAAACAAAGATGATAAGAAAACAACCTATCATACTATTGTTTGTCAATCATCAAAAAGTATAAATCAATGGGGCGTACTGCAACTGTATGAAAAGGTCGATAACATCAAAGTTGCAAAATTAAAGGCAGAAGCATATATGAAAATGTATAACGCTAAAACCAAAAGCCTTACCGTTAAAGATGTAATTGGCGACAGACAGGTGAGAGCCGGCTCAATGGTGCCTGTTATTATGAATTTACCTAACTGTAAAATAAGCAGTTATTTACTTGTTGAAAAAGTAACTCACAAGTTCGAAAACGGCAAACATACAATGGACCTTATACTTTCGGGAGGTGGTTTTAATGGCAAGTAACTCTAATATTGTTCAGCTGATGAAAAGAGCAGCGATAGAGGCTGTGGATGCTTCTAAACCGTGCATAATTAAGCTCGGAAGAGTTAAGAGTGTCAGCCCTTTAAAAATATCGCTCGGCCAAAAAATTACAGTTGATGAGAGTTTTTTGTATGTAACCAAAACAGCACGAGATAATATTAAAAAAACAGAAACAAGAGTAGTTTTACTCCGTCAGCAGGGTGGCGGTAAATATCTTGTTTTGGATGTTTTAGATTAGGAGGTTAAAAATGGCATTATCAAATGATTACAATTATGACGATGATATTATTGGCGAATCAGAAGATGATGAGATTGACAATGATGTTACTGTATTGTCTTATCCTAATCGCACATTCAAAATGAATACTGATGTAAAACGCTTTAGCGGTAAAATTGACGAGGAAAATACCGAAAGTGCTATAAGACAGGCTGTGTTCTGTATGTTAAATACTCAAAGGTATAATAGTGAAATTTTCAGCACTAACTACGGTTTTGAGTTTCAAGATTTGATCGGTCAAGATGTCGATTATATATGTGCAGTCTTGCCGAGTAGAATAAAAGAAGCTTTAACAATGGATGACCGAATTGAAGATGTTACCGATTTTGATATTTCTGTAAAAAATAAAAGCGTTTTTGCAAAATTTACGGTTGTTACGGCAGATGAAGATGTTGAAATTGATACGGAGGTGAATATAAATGTATGAAAATCAAACATTTGATACAATTATTCAAAGAATGCTAAATAATGTTGATGATGATATAGATAAGCGAGAGGGTTCGGTTATATATACAGCTCTTGCTCCGATTGCATTAGAGCTTGAAACATATTATGAGGCACTTGATGAGGTGTTGACGGAAACATTTGCTGATACGGCATCATATTATTATTTAGCGAAAAGAGCCGCAGAAAGAAATATATATCCGATTGAAGCAACACCGTCAACACTGCGTATGATTGCAGACCCTCCAACCGCCGAAATTGAAGTAGGCGATAGATTCACTTCGGAAGATTACGAATTGACTTTTGAGGTGATAGGCGGTGATGATGTTGCAGGTTCTTATGATATTGTTTGCCTTACGGAGGGAATTGTAGGTAATCTCGAAAGCGGAACGCTTATACCTGTTGATGAAATTAACGGTCTTGAAAGTGCAAAAATTCAAGGAGCAGTTCTTTATGATGATAAGGGTAATAAAATCCTTGATGACAATGGCAATGAAACTTATAAAAGTGCTGTTATCGTTCCCGGAGTTGACGAAGAAGATGTGGAAACATTTCGTGAAAGGTATTTTAGTTCCTTGCAAAGTAAAGCCTTTGGCGGCAATCGTGAGGACTATATCAATAAAATTAAGGAAAATCGTCAAGTCGGTGCTTGCAAAGTTATGCGTTCAAGTATAGCGGAGTATGTTCCTAATGAGGCGGTTAATCAATGGATTGCCGATGTTGCGGTTGATAGTTCATTATCATCCGATGTGAAAAATTGGCTTTCTGCCGTATCGTCAGCGATTAAAAATAAAACGCTGGCGGAACGGTTGAAGTGTATATTCTTGACAGTAATATGAACAAACCGAGTGATGAACTTATTAAAGAACTTAAAGATACTTTAGACCCGGCAGACGGTGGCGGTGACGGTTTAGTTCCGATAGGCCATTGCGTACATGTGCAAGGTGCAAAGCTTGTTAATATTGATTTTGACATTACGGTTTCTTTAAAACAAGGCTATTCTGTTGAGGATGTTAAGGCCACAGTTAAGGATGTTATTAAAAGTGCATTAACAGAATATAAGAACGAATGGGAATTAAATGAAAGTACAGAACTTGTATCAATTCAGTTCTTGACTGCTATATATAATGAGTGCAGTAATTATATTACAAATGTTTCCTGTACTTTGAATAACGGTCAAAGCGTTACTTTAGATGAAATAAGTGTTGCCACTCTCGGAATACTTAAAATAAATGATGAGGTGATTTCATAATGGATAATGAAACCAAAACCTTATTAGAATATTTGCCGCCGTTTTTGCGTGAATATTATGAATTCAAGCAGCTTTGCAAATCGGGCGATATTGAGGTTTCGAGTATTGACAAAGCGGTTGATTGGAATTTTGATTCAGCATTTATTTCGGATTGCGATGCAACCGTATTGTCCAAATATGAGCGGCTTTTGGGGATTATTCCTACTTCGAGCCAAAGTATTGAAAATCGAAGAAACATGGTGCTGTTGCAATGGAATACAGTGGCAAGTATGACCTTGTCGCAATTTATTTCAAAACTCCAAGAATACTGTGGCAAAGATAACATTTATGTTGATACCAGCAGAGAACAATTTTATCAGCTTGTTTTATGGCTTAATATTCATAAAGTTGATGTTCCAATTATTAAAGACTTTGTTGATACATGGTTACCTATGAATGTAAATTACACATTGAACGGTAAAACCGAAATCGAAGAAAGCTTGAAAATTGGTTTTTTAACAAAAGTTGAAAAAGCTAACATAATCAGCGTTGAAAGTTATCAAGAAGATGCATCGCTTGTGTTGTGCGTTGATGATGACGATAATTTACTTCTCAGTGACGATGGAGACATATATATTTTTGAATAGAAAGGATGAGAAAAATGTTTACATCATTTAAGTTGACAAATAACGGTAAAGCTATGCATATCAAATCCGTTTTTGGCGATAGTATAAAATTTACAAAGGTTGCATTCGGAAGCGGTGCGAAACCTGATGATTTTGCACAAATGAATGAGCTGAATAATGTTGTTGTAAGTGTACCGTTTGTTTCGTACGATGATACGACGAATCAAAATATATTAAATTTAAAATGGGAACTTGACACATCTGAAATTTCCAACAGTTTTACTTGGAGCGAATACGGTCTTTATGCTGAAGATAAGGACGGAAATGAGTTTTTATATGCATACGCATATGACGATACACCGATAACGATTGATAAAATAGAGCAGGGTGTAGTCTCACTCTATGTTGGTTATGTTACAGTTAGCATAACCGATACCGATAATATAACAGTTGAATTAGGCGAATACGATACCGTGACTGTTAATCAGTTCAAGGCACATACAGAAAATGCAAATAACCCTCATAATGTTACTGCTGAACAGGTTGGACTTGGAAAAGTTGAAAATGTTTCATCAAGTGATGCCGTACCAAAATTTACAGAAGCAAACCGATTTGAAAATATTTCATCAGGCGACAAAACGAGTACGCTTTGGGGAAAAGTGAAAAAAGCGATATCAACGCTTTCAAACCATTTGCTTGATAAAAACAACCCTCATAATGTAATATGGCGGCAAATTTTTAGTTCAAGTAATGAGGCGTTGCCTGTTGAATACGGCGGTACAGGTGGAAATACAGGCATTATAAAATCCGATGTAAATTATGATTATACCATTGCACCGTACCAAAGTGGAGGTAGAATATCGCTAACTTTGGAAAAAGGAGTTTGGATAGTAATTGGAAGTGTTGGACCTATTTTCGGCACTAACTTTGATGGTAATATTTATTTGAGCATAGGTTCAGATTCAAACGAAAATGCCTATGGTGAACATGAAGATTATTATGTAAATTCAGACTGGAAAGGGCTTCGTAGTATCATGAGAATATGCAATATTACCGATGAATCAAAAAAAGTATGGTTGTATCAAGGATATAGGTCAACAATAAGTTCAGCAAGACTAAGAGCTTACATTAAAGCAGTAAGAATTATTTAATAAAAATTGTCAATTATGTTCAAATAAAGAGGAAGGTGATTTAATGCAACTAAAAAAATTAAAAGATATAATTAAATCAATCGGAACGCCTAACAAGGATGATACCTTGTTGGGCGTTTTTAATGGCAAAACAGCTCAAAAGAGCATTGAGGATATTCTCAAAGTTACCGACTACACCGCACTTCAAAATCTACCACGAACACTATGTTCCGGAACGCTTGAACTTACAGAGATTACAGACGGCGGATATGAAGCGAGTGATGCAACTTCTGTAACATATAACGGTGTTGAAAAGTTTAAACTTGATAAAGGTAATTTGCTGTTTTTAAAGGGAACAGTGAACGAAGAGGGCAAAGAGGACAAAACAGTAAATATCCAAACAGGTTACGGCTGTTATTGCATTGACTGCATCTCTGAAAAAGTTAATGACAATTGGACGGATTATTATGGAGTTACGGAAAAAGAATTACGATATGAACTTGATACAGTAAATTCTGCACTCGGCAACCGTCAACACAGTTTTACTGCTGACAACGGTTTAAGTTTTAACAGAACCAAAACAATGCTTTCGCTCAATAACGGTTCAACTGTTTTGAAAAAATCAGACATGTCAACGCCCATAACTGCTTCAGGCAGATACGATATTGCCGAAAGCGGTGATATGTTAATTGGCTTTCCGGGCATAACTGACTTCACACCTTTCACACTAAAGGTAAATAAAGGTGATATTATCAAGCTCCTTTTTGATGTGGAGAAGAATGTTACAGATGTTCTTTATATCGGTGACATTTCTCAAAATTACGCTGAAACCACAATAAATAATACAGTCCAAAAAGGATATTATAAAAATCCGTTCTTCGATATTACTGTATTTGAATTAACTGTTAATGCAGATAAAAAAGCTTATACTGATTTGACTGTTGACGCTTGTGATAATTACATAAACTTCAGTTATGATTTAACAGATGCGTTGAATGTATTAAACAATATTCCACACAGTCATCATAGGTTGATTGCATCAACAGGGAATAAAGATGAATACAAGAATCCAATTTATAATGAAGTGACAACGGGTAATGGGTTAGCACTTTTTCCAGGCCAAAAATCATCAGCGTTAAATATTGTTCCGGCACAGCTCAATTTGAGTGAATCAAATATCACTTATGAACATGAGGGAACAAACGATGAAACTTTAAAAGAGTTCGCTGAAAATGTATATTCATATATTGACGATTTATGGGCGAAAGTAGAAGCATTGGAAAAAGCTGTTGCCGCCAAACAGACAAATGAGCAAAACGAGGTGACAGAGTAATGGCAACTATTATTTCAACAGTTATATCATCACTGACAGCGGCAGTAGTAAGCGGCGTTATTGTATATGTGAAAGGTGTAAGAAAAGAAAATACCGCTATTAAAGAGGGTATGCTTTCTTTGCTTCGTGCAGAAATTATAAGACAGCACGACAAATACACTCAAAGGCAATATTGCCCCATTTATGCTAAAGATGCCTTAACAAAGGCTTATGCTGCTTATCATTCGCTTGGTGGTAACGGCACAATAACAAAAATCTATAACGAAACTATGCAACTGCCTGAAACGGCGGAGGAGGTAAAACAATGAAAACATTATGTATATCGCTTATTATCGTTGCACTGCTTATTTTAGCCGTGCAAATTATTACAGAAATCATCAAATCCGTATTTAAGGATAAGGAAAATATCATTTATAATTTGATTGTATTCGGCGTATCGTTATTCTTAACGCTTGTTACAGTCATTGCGGCAAGTCAGATTGTACCGTTCAAGCTTGTTTGGTATATCATTGTCGGCGCAATTGTAGGCTCGTTCTTCATTGCTTATGGCGCTATGTACGGATATGATAAGCTTTTTAAAAGAGTGTTTGAATCTGTAAAAAACGCAATTAAATCATTTTTAGAAATTGAGAAAGAGGTGAAGCACAATGAAAAGAAATAAATCTATAATGTCCGTGATTATGTCATTACTCTTGATTATTACAATCTTTTGCGGTTGTAATGATTTTGATATTGAAAAAACAACGAAGCCGACAGAAACGACTACCAAAGTTCAAACAACCGAACCCGAAGTTACTATTTCTGCTGATGTTAAGACAGAAGCCGAGAAAACAAAGGATGAAGTTGAAAACGGCGAAGATGTCGGCACTGATGAGCTTATTATCGCAAAGCCTAAAGACGAAAGCACTGTTGTTGATGAAAGCTTGATTGAGCAGGATGCAGTCATTGAACAAGAGAATATTTCCTATGACGGTACTAACACTGGCAAAGGTAAAGTTCTTCTCGGTACTTGCACCGGTCTTACATATTATAATCAGGCTGACAGCAGGTGGGCGAATACACCTTATACAAGCTCAAAAAATAAAACGCAAACGATTAAATCGAGCGGCTGCGGTCCGACTTCGGCGGCAATGGTTGTAAGTTCTTCAAAAGGTGCTATTTTGCCTGCAACAATGGCAAAACTTTTTGTTGACAATGGTTATCGAACTAAGTCAAACGGTACTGCTTGGTCGGCGTGGTCTTTTGTTGCCGACTATTTTAATTTTAATGAATATGCGACGACCTCTAATGTTGATAAAGCTTTAAACTATTTGAAAAAGGATAAGAACAAGGACGGCGTATCTGATTACTTTATTGTCACTTCCTGTAATTACGGCTTATTTACAACCTCCGGCCACTACATTGTGCTTGTTGGTTACAACGGCGGCACTATATCTGTTTACGACCCTTATTCTTACATCGGCAAATTTGATACACCGAGCAGAAAAGTAGCAGGTGCTAAGCTTAGCGGCAACACTGTTTTCGTCAGCAAGAAAAATTTCAAAAAGTACGGCAATACCGTTAATTATTGGATTTTTTCTAACGATTATGTTAAGAAAACAACTAAAACTAAAAAATCAGTTACAAAGTATGTGGCAACAAAATCACAGTCGCTTAATGTCAGAGCAAAAGCCGATAAATCATCAAAGGTATTAACTCGGCTCAAAAAAGGCACAAAGGTGACTGTTACAAAGGTCAGTGGTTCGTGGTCTTATATTTCATCTCCGGCTAAGGGTTGGGTGAGTAGTGCGTATCTTTCAACAACTAAAGTTGTCGCCGATAAGCCAAAAAAGGTAACATATAAAACAACCGTCGGCAAGCACTACCGATTGAAAGGCAAAACTTACCTTTACAAAAATAAAAAACTTACAGGAATTAAATTCGAGTATTTGCCGAAAACTGAAATTATCGTTCAAAAGCATATCAGCGCAAGCGTTGATATGGTTAAGGTTGTTAAGACCGGCAGAGTAGCATATATCAATTCAAGTAATATAAAATAAATATTGACAAAACAGAATGTAAAAGTTAAAATACAATTGTGTCACAGGTATCCTATTACCGGTACACAGCGCATTATGAAACGCCCTCGGTCACCTATGCCGAGGGCGTTTTGCTTTTATGTTGATAATATTAGGATATTGTGCTACAATGCTTTTATCACTTTTAAGGAGATATTGTATGGGCGAAAGAATGTATTATTACACTGATTTTAATACTTTTAAATTGATACTTCAAAATGGCACATTACGCTTTAAAGAAAGCACATGTTCAAATGATAAATTAGATACTGTTAAATTATATCAAAATTTACTTGAAATGGCAGAATGCGAAATAGAAAAAAATTGTAATTTAGAGATAGAAAAAAAGGCTTTTTTTGATATTGTAAAGTACAACAAATACGAAAGCAGCCGTTATAATTTAGTTGTATGTTTTACTGAAAAGAAAGATTCACGTTTATTGTGGGATGCATACACGATGCATAGAAAAGACCGTCAAGCTTCAAAATATAATGGAGTTTGTATTGAATTTAATAAAAAACATTTTGTTGATTTATTAAATTTAGTTAAAGGATTTGATATAAAATGTTACCAAAAAGTTGCATATGGTTTCCAGCATATTGATGCTTTAATAGAAAAATATGTGCAGGAATATTCAGAAGAGTTTAAAAAATTATCAAATGATGCAGACCAAAAACAAAGTATTGTTAAACCGATAATTGTTAAAGAACTTAATTTGAAGGTTGATTTGAAAAAATGCTTCGTTTTTCCTGTGCTGAATTTGTTAAAGAAAATTGATTCGACAGCGCCATATTTTAAACATGAGTTTTGGCATGAAGAAAAAGAAATAAGAGCGCTTCTTTCAACAAATAAAGACAGTGATTTTGGAAAGACAATAAATAAATGCCAAGATGGAAGTGCCTATTTTGACTTGACTATTGATAAAGAATGTATTAGTAAAGTGATTTTAGGACCGGAATTCGGTGATGATGAGATGAAAGAAATTGAATCAATTGAGTGCAAAATACCATTTAAAGAATTGTCTACGGAGCCTTCACTCGGAACAGATGTAATCACTAATAGATAGTGAAAATGACTGCTTGGTATTATAGAGTTGGCAACTAATCGGTAACAATTTTATTTGTTTTCATTGTAAATAAACAAAACTCCCACATACTCCACCAATAAGCAGCTAAAATCAATGCGTTTTAGCTGCTTTTCTTATGTCTAAAATGGCTTGGTTGAGCCAAATTTCTGATTTATGTACATAAATGAACTATCCTAAAAATGCCTCAAAATGCCAAAAGTGTTGTACAAATTGATGTACTAAATCGGCTTGGTTAAGCCAAAAATCAACAATTATATTCATCTTTTTGCTGTACTGTCAATAAATATTAAAATTTTTAGTAAAAAAATCAAAAAATATGACTATATACTATTTGAAAGGAGAAACGCTTTTTAAATATAAGGTCAGAATTTTTTGAAAGGAATTTTTAATATGAGCAAAATTGAAGAATTATTTAACGATTATTATAAAGAATCAGATGAAACAGTAGATACTCCTGACAAAATCAGCAAGATTAGAGAGTATGAGTTTTTTATCAAATGCAAGTTGAAAGAGTATGAATTAACACCTCAGGATGTTTTTGATAAATTACCGCAAGATTTTAAAGCTTTATATACTTCGTTTCAAATAGGTGCCAACTACGGTTGCATCAGTGATTTTTATGAAAACGGCTATCTTGAAAATGTAAATATGCCACTCAATAAAATAAATCAAATAAGAAATTATAAATCGCTTTTTGATATTTTTAACGGTTCGTATGCTTCTTGCGATTTTAACGAATCTTATGTTAAACTTGTAAATAAAATAATGAATTTCGGTATAACATATCCTGATTATACTGCAAGTGATTATGAATTTTTCGGTGAGTACAGAATGAAAAATTCAAATGATTCAACGCTTATTGATAACGGAATAAATTTCAAAAGAATATCGCTTACAATGGAAAATCTGTTTGATGAAATGAATAAAAATTTTAATGTTTGCGTGATTGAAAGGGCAGGCGAGTTTATGGCTAAACTAATAAAAATCAGACCGTTTGAACTTGAAAATGTAAATACCTGCAAATTTATAATTAACTGCTTTTTAATTAAAAACGGACTTTTACCTATTACATATTCTGCCAAAAGCGACCTTTCTTTTGTTCTTGCATATTCTCGTTTTTTATTGACCGGTGACTATACCGATTTGGCATATTATCTTTATAGCGAAATGGAAGATTTTTGGGGAGATTTTGAGCAAAATTATTTTGACGATGACGACGAACTTCCTTTGTAATGAATTCTAAAAGAAAACACTCAAGCTTATCTTTCGATACTCTTGAGTGTTTTTTAGTTGGGATATTCTCTGTGCCCGTCAGGATATTCTAAATAAACTTTTTCTTTTTCAAGGTCATAAAGTGCAACCGGTATGCCTTTAGACTTTAACCTTGCAATGGTTTTCTTTGCACCTTCAACAAATAATTCGTCAAGCCTGTCATATAACTCGTCCTCATATTTGTTTTCGTCATATTCATAGTTAATATTTTCTATTTTGTTATTTTCAATCAATTTTTTCACCTTTGTTATTTATGATTCAAAATTTTAATGGTAACCTTCAGATTCTAAAATAGATTCATACAAATTACTAGTGATATATTTTTTGAATGTTTTCTCAAAGTTTTTACTTGCACGATAATAATTTTTTTCGTCTTCAGAGATGCATTTAACAATAGAATTATTCTTTAATAAATCGACAAAAGTTGATTTATTAAAAGATTGAAAACTACTCGGTAAATTGAAAATAATGTTGATGTTTTCATTTATTTCTTTAATCATTTTATCAGTTATATCGAGAAAACATGTTATGTTACCATAGTCATTTCCAATATATTTTATGAATGTTTTTTCAACTTTTGCTTTTAATTCGTCAAGCTTTTTATCACTAATATGAATATTAATTGTTGTTCCGTTAATGTCCGTTATTTTCATATCCGAACTAATGCTATTTGAATAAATATCTCTTAAAGCAATTGCATATATGTTGCTTCGTGTATTTTTACATATTGCATTAGACCAGTGATACAATTCTAATATATTATCGGCTTCGACTTTTTTTAGATATTTGAATTCATAAAGTTGAATTATACTTTGATATGTATTGACGGTATCTTTAGTTATATAATTTGATTTTGCAATAAAAACTTTTGAAACTACACTTGATAAAGCTGAATTTCTATATGTTTGTTTTGTATAGAAAGCGGTTATTCCTAAAGAAATTAAGCCTGATGCTAATATAGAAAAAATATTAATTAACAATGTTTTACAATCCATCGTATCACCCTAATTAAAATCGTAAAAATAGTAAAGAAATAATAAATTAATAACAAAATAATAATATCATATTTAAATTTTAATTACAATATTATAAAAATAAAAGTCTATTTTATAAGACTTTTAATTACAAAAATCAGTTGCTTGATTGACGAAATTATTGATATATAGCATCATAATTACATAAATTATATTCGTTTTTAAGCCATGTTTTTTGAAATATTTAGTTATTTAAGATGTGATTTTATATTTGATTTGTGTTTCCTTTTTTGTTTTTTTACTGAAAAAACAGCCATAAGTTTTGAAATAAAATACGATGAATTTATAAAAATAAATATTAAATTTAATATGAATTACTCAAAATAAATGTCATTTAAAATGCAAAATGTGATTCAAAAATTATTAAATTGATAATAAAAATTTCTGATTGAAAACAAAATAAGATGAAAATTTCAGCGAAAAATTGAACGCTATTTATGTAAATATTTTTAATAAAAGTTGATTGAAATTAGATTTCTTTGATACAGATAGCTATTTATATAGTTGAATTATTAATAAAAATATTAAAAGTTTTTTCTTTAAATACTGCTAATTTTTTATCGATTCTTTATACTTTTTTGTGAAAATATTTTTTATTTTATAAAAATTTTTACTCATTTAAATGAAACTTATTTTGAAAATTCGGCTCGGAATTTGATTGAAAAATCAGTGGATTTTTTTGAACTTTTATTTCAAAAGTGGGTATTTTTGGAAAATTTTACTACTCAAAATTGAAAAGGTAAAAATCACCACTTTTTTCCTTTAAAATAGGGCAAAAATAGGGCAAAAATGGCACTTTTCGTACGAGGTAGCGATTTACCCTAAAAAATCGACATAAAAGTATAAAACCATAAAAAGTAAAAATTACTAGCAATAGCTATAAAATTCACGCTACTAAAAAGAAAAATCGGGAGAAGAAAATATTAGAAATCTAAGAGATGCAATTTTTTATGACGTATGATATAATGTCTAAAAGGTGTGCTTTCTATGAGTGAAAGAAGACAGATTAAAGATGAAGACCTTGATGAAATTTTTGCCGAAGGTGCAAAACTTATTTTAGCAAATTTGAAATTGAAGAGAATTTCCATTGCTAAATACGATGGCGAAAAAGCTTATTTTGAATATCCCGACGGAAGACGAGATTATGGAGAAAAAATCTGAAATTGTTGCAGGTGCCTATCCTTATGATGGCGAGAAGAGTTACGACACAAAATTTATTGAACCTGCTAAGCTTAATCCAAACCATATTAAACTTGATTTATCTGATTTGATAAAATATGCTAAAAGTAAAGGCGTTCGTGTTTGCGATTTGTCCGACGAAGAAAAATCAGAATTTATGCATGAATAAAATTCAAATTAGAAAAAGAGCTGTTTTATTGATTTATTGTAATTTCCCTTATTGGGTTAAATCGTAAGGAAATTATAACGAAATCTTATTTTGATACAATATTTAAGAAATAAAAATTATGAGTTCTACGAAAGGACTGATTGATTTGGCTGATTCGACGAGTTGGGCGTCATTGGAAATGAAGAAAAATCCTTGGTGGCACAATGATATGTCACCCGAAGAATATGATGTGGAACGAGAATATTATGTGAAAAATTTTGATAGTCTTGTTGTAAATGGATTATATAAACCGTTGTGGCAACAAAAAAGTTGAGTACTTTACACTTATGCCTAAAATCAGTAATCGGAAGTTGATGTTTAAATATAAAGGCTTAGTAAAGGTGAAGTAACTGCACAAGAAGAACAGCTTTGGCAGTTTGTTGTCGCAAATTACGGCACCTCAGTCTTCTCAACAAAGCAACTCGAAAAAGACTACGGTAACGCTGCTTATGCAACCATCCGTGCCTTTATGCTTAAATTTGAAGAGTTAGGTTTGCTAAGAACCCAAATATTTAGTAATAGAGTTAAGTATATGTGGTGAATTTTTAAAAGTAGTTATTAATTAAGAAAAATATCCAATGTGTAGTATTATTTTGATTTAGTTTGTTTCTTTTTGTTATTTTATATTTTTGTTTATGTGCATCATCATTTCTGAAATATGATTTATTCAGGATTTTTAATTATCTTGTTGTATAAAAATATCTTCTTGTATGTTATATTAAAATTAAACAGATATAAAAATGTTTTTATGAGAAAAATAGATTAAGGAGATGTCTATGAATAGTTTATTTGGAATACCTAAAGAGATAAATAAAGTTGATGTAAGAATTCAAATGAATAAAATGATTTCAGAGGCACGTAAAATTGCTAAGCCTCAAAAATGTATTCTTTGTAATAAAGAAAAAACAAGTTTTTGCAATTCACATTCTGTCCCTCAAATGTCATTAAAATGCATAGCTGATAATGGAAAACTTCTTCATGCGTCGGCATTAATGGGATTTGATAGTGAAATAGTTGATTTAGAAAACGGCGTAAATAAATCAGGAACATTTAATTATATATGTAGAGAATGTGATAATTCATTTTTTAAGGATTATGAAACTCCGGATTCATTATTGACAACACCTACAGACAAAGTGCTATCTGAAATAGCAGTTAAAAATATGATTCAATTTATGAGTAAAAGAGCAATAGAAAAAGAACTTATTAAAATTCAACAGAAAAAATTTGCAACTTTCATCAATCCTCAGGAAGCACTTGATTTAAAAGAACTGGATTTCAATGAATTCGAGCAAGAAGTACTGTTTCACAAAAACATAGCTGATAACAATCTGAAAGGTGGATATCAAATTATTTGCCATGAAATACTTCCGTATATAGTGCCTATTGCTATGCAGAGTGCAATAGCAATGGTAAAGGATTATAAAGGAAACCAAATTAACAATGTATTCGATTTTAGAAATACGACAAGAATGCAATATTTACATATATGTGTTTTTCCACTTGAAAGACAAAGTGTGATTTTGGTGTTTTATCATAAACGTGATAAACTATATCGTTCTCTTAGACATCAATTAAATTCGTTATCGTTAGATGAGAAATTGAAATATTTTAATTATTTGATTTTTGAATATACTGAGAATTATTTTATTTCAAAGAATATTCAGAAAGAAGTTGAAACTAATGATAAATTGAAATTGCTAAGTTGCGAGAATAATGGTATGCCAGATTTTGGTATGTTTAATTTTAATAATATTTTTGGTGTTAATTATAAACAAGTGAGTATGAATGACATACCAAATTTCTTATCCTCAGAATGGGCAATACAATAAATAAAAAAACATAATATTTTAATGTAATTGGAATTTTTAAGAATTAAAGCTATACAATTTAAATATGTGCAATAATTAGTATGTTGTCAAGAAAATTTGTATTTGATGTTTAATTATGATATATTAAATTTATATTGATAATCAATCTTAAGACTTTAAGGAGAAATATATGGGCTATATTCCAAAATACAAACTGAATAACAAAATGGTGTCTTTGGTGGCCGATATTTCTCGAATTATCGGTAGTGTATCGGCATTGTCAAATTTTGATAAAAACCCTAAATTACGCCGAGCAAACAGAATCAGAACGATTCATGATTCATTGGCGATTGAGCAAAATACTTTAACTCTGGAGCAGGTTACATCAGTGCTTAACGGTAAAATGGTTATTGCTCCGCCTAAGGATATTCAGGAAGTAAAAAATGCTTATGAGATTTATGAGTTGCTTGATACACTTGACCCATATTCCGTTGATGATTTGCTAAAGGCACACGGCGTTATGACAAGCGGACTTGTTGAAGAATCAGGTGCTTTTCGTAGCAAGCCAGTCGGTGTTGTTGACAGCAAAAGTGGCGAGGTAATACATGTCGGAACTCTTCCTGCTTATGTTCCAAAGGCTGTTGAAGACTTATTGCAATGGCTTAAAAGCGATGATACCAATGATATTATTAAATCTTGTATTTTCCATTTTGAATTTGAGTCAATTCATCCGTTTTTAGACGGTAACGGCAGAACGGGCAGACTGTGGCAAACATTGATTTTGTCAAAGGTTGACCCTGTTTTTGCATACTTACCGATTGAATCAATGATTTATAAAAAGCAGGACGAATATTATCAGGCAATAAATAATTCCGATTATGCCGGCGAATCAACAGAATTTATTATATTTATGCTTGAAACAATTAAAGATGCACTTTTAGAAGCAACTGCCCAAAGTGACATTCAAAGTGACAACCAAAATGTCACTTTGGAAGAACAAAAAATAATTGACTTAATTATTGATAATCCGAATATAACTCAAAATGAACTTGCTAAAGCATTAAATGTAACGGAGAGAACAATAAAGCGCCGTATGAAAACTATGCAAGACAAGGACTTAATTAAACGAGAGAACGGAAAACGAAACGGCAAATGGGTTGTAAATGCGAATATATAAATCTTTTAAAATAATAAACATAATCTATTTTAAAATAAGGAAAGAATATCAATTATGGAAAATGAAAGAAATACGACTTTTTCGCCACTTTTTAATGAACTAAAAATATATAGAAAAGAAATTGAAAAAGTTAAAAATATGAAATTAAAAAGTCATAATACAAATTATGCATTCTATTTTTTATGCCTTTATTCAAAAGCTATATGTGAAAATGTTGATACCAAAGGTGTTACAAAAATGATAGGGAAGCCTAATTTTTATTTTCTTAATGAAGAAATAAGAAATGTTTTTGGAGTTTCAACAGATAAGCAGGGTTTTGATATTCTTGATGTTTTGAAAAACAAATATAAAGTAATTGATTATGAAAGAATCAAAAGTGAAAAGCTTAGTATTTCAAAAAGTAAAATTTATGTTTATATAAATCTAAAAAATGAAAATTTGCCAAAAGGCGATTATACCGCCAAAAATAAAAATGCTTTAAATAATAAAACTGCAATAAAAGCTAATGATGGCTTTGTTTTGATTAACAAGCTCGATTTTTTTAATAAATTTTACAGTAACAGAGAATGTAAGCCGAATGTGAAAGATTTGTACTTTTTGTTTAGATTGAACACTGTTTTTAACGAAGAAAAATTATATGATGTTATTCCAGAAAATTTGCAGAAAAAACATATTGTATTATGGCGTCCGACCAAACTTCATAGTACAGAAGTTAATTTTTCTTTTTATGCAAAATTGAATAGTATTTTCAATTATTATCGAATTGATGAACGAAACCAACCTAGGTATCTTGGCAAATTAGAAGACGAAAATCTTATTAGTTTGATTCGCCTTCCTAACAGAGGTACAGTTGTCATTTTTAGTTATTTGGATGAATTGTTTAATTGTGAGAAAGTAGACAAGTTGGCACTAACTGAAAATATTAAAGTATTTCTCAAGGAATTTGAAATAGAAAACAATATACCGTATTCGTTTTCGAATAAAGAATTTGCACTTTTAACTAATGTCAATTTAAAAGATTCATTGTCATATTCATTAGAAGATTATGATGAGGATGGAGAGTTATTGCCACATGTAAGACGAAAATAATAGGTGACAAAATCAGAAATATAATGCCTGACACTTTTAAATAAATACCTGACAAAATTCAAAAAAGCGTCTTTTAAATATTTAGGACTCTTTCTATATTTATATATTATATATTTCATTTCTTACTATTCTGTTTCTTACAGTAACAGGAATATATATTTCTTAGTATAGATAGTGTATATTAAATAGTATCTATGTCTGCTTAAAGTTTGGCATGAAATTAAAAAATCAAACAAAAGTTTTAAAAAACTCTTGACTTTAGTATTCTACTAGAGTTACAATTTATTTGTAAGGAGGAGTTACTTCCTTACTGTTTATGTAATTTTAGCCTCCTCAGGCTTTTAAGTTATCTTTTTCATTAAGTCATAATTTTTCGCAAATTGCGGATTATTATGACTTTTTTTATTTTTTGTCGAAAAGTTGAAATTTATTACTATATAACATTGAAAGGAGTGGAAAGCAATGAAGCAAAATTTAGAAATTGATGATTTGATAGCGTATCAAGCTTTACTTGATGATATTTGTAGTAAGATTCATATAGTGGAACAATCAAAAAAATCTTCAGTAGATTTAAAATTCTACACCCAAAAAGATGTGGAACGAATGACAGGTATGAGTGTGCAAACCGTTCAAAAACTCTTCAATGATCCTGAATTTCCTGCTTGCAATTATGGCAAAAGTTTTGTCGTTGAAGCTAATGCGTTAATGGGATTCTTTGCACAGAAAAGAGATAAACACAATAGCAGATATTGGAAGAATTTGAACAATTAGATAACTTAAAAGAGGGGAGGCTAAAATATGCGCCAACTAAATAAAGAACCAACAATAAGTTTTAGAAATGACAAAAATCTATTTTATGCTTCGATAACATATCATGATTACTTCGGCAATTCCCAAAGAAAAACATTTTATGGAGCAAGTGTAAATATAGTCAAAAATAAAATTGCTGAATTTCAAAAAATACAAGCCCTTGATGTGCCGGAAGAGGAAAAGTTTGCAACAATTCCTCAGTTGCTGAAAATTAAGGCTAATAAAGATTATAAAATGAACACCATTCGCCAATCATCATATAAGCGCCGTCTTGAAACGATAAAAATAATAGAAAAGCATAAAATTGCAACAGTTCCTATTATTGACATTGATGAAAAAATATTAAATTCATTTTTGATATTTCTTGTTAATTGCAATTATTCTAATTCTACAATTCGAAAAGTTTATGAATCAATAAAAAGCATACTAAAAGACGCTGTAAACAGAGGTCATATTCCTGTAAGTCCGATTGTTAAATTTAATATCAAAGCACCAAAATCAAATAAGGCTGACAAGGTCGTTGTTGCACTTACTGTTGATGAACAAAAAGCGCTTGTTAAGGCTATTGATGCTTATAAACCTCATAAGAACACAGCGAATAAAACATTGCAAATTTTAGTTCAACTTTATTCCGGTATGCGAATAGGCGAAGTCAATGCATTAAGAATTTCAGATGTAGATTTTACGAGAAAAAAGCTTACAGTTTGCGGTACTATTGAAAACGGAATTGATGGAAAACCTTTTAGAATTGATATGACTAAAACAAAATCAGGTATGCGTAAAATACCTATAAATGACAAATTGGAAAGCGTGCTTAAAAGAGCAATAGAAGCGTATGTTCCTAATAATGAAAATTTGCTTTTTTACGATAATATTCGTAACCGACCTTTTTCAAATCAGTCTATGAATACGCTTTTAAGTAAATTGTGCAAAACGGCAAATATTCGTAAAATCAGCACTCATACGCTTCGTCATACTTTCGCAACACGCTTGGTTGAAATGAATGTGCCGTTTAAAATAATTCAACAAATTCTCGGACATAATGATATTCGTATCACCCTAAATACCTACGCTTCCGTTCTTGATGACTATGAAAATTCAGCTTTAAATCAAATTAACAACGGCTTTAGTGAATTGTAATGATTTAGTCTATATAACGAAGAAACCGATGGATATTTGTATTGTGTTGCAATGGGTTACAGCAATGAATATAAAAAAGCAATCAGGTTATATTTTCCAGATTGCTTTTTATATGCATATAGCGATTTTAACTGATGTTATAATATTCAGTGTTGAAATCAGAGGAGTTATAAAAATGAAATATATTGCATGAAATTTAAGTGTTGTATATTTAATTAAAATAAATAATAGATATTTGATTGAACAATTCTGACGAATTATCGAAAAATATTTAAATAAGATGATGGGCAAACAAAAAAGTATTTCAAAATAATTTGTAAATTTAGTAGATATTTCAATTGCTACAGGCGTAGACGGATATGCATATTTCTGTTATGTTGGAACAAAATATCTATTGACTTTATGTTATCATATATGATAACATATTTTGTGAAAGAAGTGATACCTTGGATACGAATGACAAAATAATTAAATCAAGGCGACAGATTATTTCAAATCTTACAAAAGCAAGGCTTGAAAAGGGCATTTCGCAAGAGCAACTTGCAAATCTTATTGGAACTAAGCGGTCTAATATATGCCGTATTGAAAGTGGATCTCAAAATCTTTCACTTGATATGATTATAAAAATTTCTAATGCTTTGGGCAAAGATATAAATATATTATTAGAAGAAAGGAGCAACCTTATGAACTCGTACAGTTTAAGGCTTTATGATGTTGAACTTATAAAGTTTACACTTGAAGAAAAAGGTTTGGAAGGTTTAAAAGTTTCAATTTTAGAAGTTAATTCTAGCTTATCCAAGCTTTTTCCACTTGACCTTGAAGTCAGCGAAAACGGCATTTTGAAATGGCTTGAAAGAAGGGTTATTCCTAAAAATCGTCAATTTGTAGACGAAATACTTAAAACATTAGGCTTGAGCGTTAATAACACAAAGGGCATTATTGATGTTTGTAAAGGTTTATCTCTTAATGACAGTTATTGGGTTATTCCTGCAGATTTTAACGGTAAATTTGCAGATTATAATTTGTATGAAAACAGATTTTCAGAGGCTTTATCTTTAGTTGCATATACCGGTGCAGGGGCAAGTGAACAAGCTTTTTCGACTTCGCCTGAGCTTACAACTAACGGTATGCTTCGTAAAGCTTGGAGATATATAGAAAATGACGGAATATATTTGTACAAAGGCGGAACAGAAGGTGCTGCAAACGCAGGAAATGAACCTTACAGTGAATATTATGCGTGCCAAATTGCTGAGCGAATGGGTTTGAATTGCGTATCATATGATTTGGAAAATTGGAAAGGTATTCTTGCTTCAAAATGTAAGCTTTTTACAGATATAAATACTTCGTATATCCCTGTCGGACGAATCATAAAAAATGGCGGCATTAAGGGTTGTCTAGATTATTATGACAGTTTGGGCAGTGTTTTTTCCGAGCAAATAAGAAGTATGCTTATTTTTGATGCAGTGATTTATAACGAAGATAGGCACTTTGGAAATTTTGGGATTTTGAGAGATAACCATACAGGTGAAATTATATCACCGGCTCCTATTTTTGATAATGGTATTTCTTTGTTTAATTACGCTATGAGCGATGATATGAATGACTTAACTGCATATGCCAAAACTCGTTCTAATCCTTACGGTGTATCGTTTGAGAGTATTTGCAGTGAAGTTATGGGTGCTAAGCAAAAGTCGCAACTTCGCAAACTTATAGGCTTTAAATTTAAAAGGCATACTTTGCTTAATTTGCCTGAAGAACGACTTGTAGCGATAGAAAATCAAATTCAAAACAGAATTACAGAACTCCTTGCAATACCGAATTGCAAGAATTAATGTAGTATTTATGAGGAAGTGAAAATATGTGAAAAAGAATAAAGCTTTATCAATCGTTTTGGCGATTGTTATGATTCTAACAAGTGTCAGCATTGGTGTGCCGACATTTGCAGCAAGTAAGCCGAGTGCAACACAGATTACTTCAATTAAGGCTGTTGATAATGGCTTTAAAGTTAAGTGGAAAAAGAAATCTTGCACAGGTTATCAAATCCAGTATTCGACAAGCAAAAAGTTTGCCAAAAAAGGTACTAAGGTTTTGAAAGTAAACAAAGCAAAGACAACTTCTAAAACTGTAAAGAAGTTAAAAGCTAAGAAAAAGTATTATGTAAGAGTTCGCACTTACAAAACCGTTAAGAAAAAGAATTACTATTCAAAGTGGTCAGCTAATTACAGCGTGACTACTAAGGCAAAGAAAGGTTCTTCAAGCAGTTCAAATAATTCTTCTGTTATTGCAATTCAGTCGGTATCGTATATAACCGGTAAAAACTATGGTTTTAAAGTTACTTGGAATAAAGTCAGTGGTGCGCAGAATTATGATGTTCAGTGTTCTTTTGATAAAAATTTCAAGCATGATGTTTACCGTTTTAGTTCAAATAACGGAACTACAACTACAAAATCTTTTACTGAAATAGGCGAAAACGATGACCGAGATTATTATGCAGAAAAAACATGGTATTTCAGAGTAAGATATTATGATAAGAACTTTAAAGCCAAGCCTTGGTCAAAAGTTGTAAGTAAGTTCTCTTATGAAATGAATGATTATCAAAATCTTATGAATAATGCTTTCAATGAAATGGGAATTGTTTCGACTGATTCTGATTTTGATAAAGTTATCAAAATTCAGCATTGGATTGATTCTCATTGGAAGTATGGATATGCAAATGAAGAAATTCAAGCAGGATATTCGTTAGCAAAAAATAAAAAAGGTGTTTGTGAGGATTTTGCTGATAATTTTAATATTTTTTGTAAAAAAGCAAATATCCAAAGCTATAAATTGGGCGGTGCAAGTAATAATCGAGGTGCGCTACATTCTTGGAACTTTATTGAAATTAATGGGTATTGGTACAACTATGATTGCGAAGTGACATTCAATTCGGTTGATGAATTGAAGAAAAATAATGCTTTTCCTACTCGTTTTTGCAAAGAATCATGGGCTACTTCTGTTTATAAACTTGATAATTATTCACAAAATATTTATGATTGTGCAACACCAAAAGCTAACGATTCTATGATAAACAATATGCAACAGCAGTTAAATGAAAAACTTTACAAATAATAAATAAACTAAATTTAAGAACTATCAAATTTCGTATTTGATAGTTCTTTTTTTATTTTCATTACACTTTTAAGGAGGTGAACAGTAATGAAAAAATATTTTTCAGGATTTATTTAGAATGAAATTTAAAGATTTTATTTATTTTCCGGAAAGTAAATTAAACAACGATTAAAACTAAAAGTCTCAAAGAAAGGAGAGGACTATATGAAAATTCAAAATAGAACGATTGGGAAGCGCATATTAGCTGTGCTATTATCATTGCTTACAGTATTAAGCTGTATGACAATGGGATTCACACCGGTATATGCACTTGATTCGACAGCTAAAGAATGGAACGGACATCACCGGTTTTCTGTTGATGGAAAAGATGCATATTGTATTAACTACGGTCAAGCTTCAAATGGCAAATTTGAAACAAATGCTGTACAAATTGTTGTACAAGTATTTTGCAACGCTCTCAAACGCCCTAAAATAAACAACTTTTCAGCACAAAAGAATATTTTAAAACGGACATCTCCACCAAAAATTAAGAGTACCCTTGTGGTACTCTTATATTTTTGTTGTGGAATGTAATCGAAACAGCCGTTAAGAAAACAGTCCGGTGGACTGTTTTTAGGCGCGGCGTGTCGGCGAGCGCAGAAGCGAGCCGAGCGATTACCGCCATCTCCACCAAATAAAAACCAATCACTTTTGTGATTGGTTTTTATTTTTATATAATCAGTTGTATTATATTGTTGCGTTATAATGGATTTTTGCCGATTTTAAAAGTTTATTTAAAGTATAGCCTGTAACAGTCTGGCTGTAAGCAACTTTTTCATTAGCACTGTCAATAAAATAAATCTTTTTCCAATCGTTTTTTGAACCGCTGTAATAAACATTTTTTATTTTGCAATTTTTAAAATTACAGAAATCCATTCTTTTGGTGTTTTTTGTGATTTTAAGATTTTTTAAATTTTTACATTTGGTAAATGAATTTGAAATCAATCGATTAACTGTTTTTGGAATGGTGTATGATTTATTAGATTTAGCACAAGGATATGCATATAATACGGTTTTGTTTTTGTTAAACAGAACTCCGTCTTTTGCAGAGAACTTCTTGTTGCTTTTTGAAACGGTGAATTTTTCTATTGAATTTGCGTATACAAAAACATTAACAGGTGTTTCCCAAGAAAAGCCAAATGATTTAAGTGACGCCGGTATAACTATTTCTTTAAGATTATCAGCGTGATAAAACGATTTGCTGCGCAATGCGGTAATCGTATTCGGAATAGTATATTTTTGACTTTTTTTATTAGCAGGATATGCGAATAAAACATCCATTTTCTTGTCAAATAAAACGCCGGATTTTGTTTTGTAATTTTTATTTTCGCTTGAAACAATAATATTTTCAAGATTTTTGCAGCTTGAAAATGCACCGTCGTATAAATATTCCAAACTTGCAGGAAGATAAACGGTTTTGAGTGATTTTCCGATAAATGAGTCAACACTTGTTATTCCTTCAGATATTGTCAATGTTTCTGTTTCTGAAATTCCGTTATCATCAAAAGCAGAACTGCTTAATTTTGATATTTCTTCACCGTTAATTGTTGCCGGAATAACAAGTTCTTTTTTGCCGGATATAATAAAATCCACGGTTATTTTGCCAAAATCGTCTTTTGCCGCGTCAAGATTATGATGATAATAAATATAGCAGTTTTCGCTTATGTATTTGTGTGTTTCCGGCATACCGTTTCTTTTTCTGCATTCGGCGCAAATGCCGTTGTCGGCAAATGCAACACAGCCTATGCTAAAAACAGAACAGGCGATTAAAATTGCCAAAAATAAACTGATTATTTTTTTCATATCAATACTCCTCTTAATAATTATTTTTATTATCTTATACTTATGATAATAGATGTTTCTGGTCGAT